TCCAAATAAAGTTTGTGTACTGTGAGAAATCAGGAGCAGTACTTCCACTAACACTTGTATTAGTATTTGTGTTAGGCACGTTACCTGCACCGAATGTTATAGCAGTTCCAGTTCCTGCATCCGATGCAATACTGTCTAATGCGATACTACCTACGTTAGTTATGTTTGCATCGTTAAAGCTTGTTGCTCCTAAAGTATTAGCAGCCGCAGTTGAAGTTATTCCATTAGCCGCAGTTATTCCTCCACCATCAGCAACTGTTATAGCGTCATCCCCATCTGTGAAAGCTATTTTAGTTGTTTGTACTTCCCCCGGAACATTGATACCTGCCGCCGCATCTAGTATCTTCATATTAGTTGCGTCACCATTGTCTGTGAAAACTAAATCTTTAGCATTGGTTGCTAATTTAATTGTTACATCACCAGAGTTTCCTTCTGTAAATCGTAACATTTCACTTCCTGCATCTTTAAATATCCATATACCAGTATGAGCATCAAGATTTAAATTACCTCCAGAATCAATAGTTATAGGATTGGCGGCAATTGTAACACCCGTTGTTCCATCGTGGGTTAAGGTTGCATCTGCTCCTGCTCCCAAGCTAATTAAAGAACTATCGGTATTTAATACTAAATCATCACCAATGGTTGCATCTCCAGAAACTGTAAGATTACCTTCGTGGGTAAGTCTCATTTTTTCTGTTGCTGCTTCAGAACTACCAAGTTTAAAAACTAAATCTGTCTGATTGTTGTCTGATGCAAAAGTTGCATCTGCTTCTGCTACAATAGAAGCTGCAGTTGTTATTGCATCTGTGCCACCCGATTCGTCTGGTGCAGAAAACTCAATAGCACCCACTACGTCTCCATCGGCTACTGTAGTATCACTAGTTTGTAACTTTAAAATAGCTCCATCAGTTGTCTTAATAAGTACATCATCTCCAAAACTTTTATTTGTTAAAGTTGCTGTAGATACTGCTGATAAGAGTGTTGAGTCTGCTCCTGCGGGTAACGTTAATACGTTTGTTACGCCTTCAGAGTGTGCTTGAGATTTAACTATTTGTCCGTGTGAATTACTTTCACAGTTAAACTGTATTGAACCCGGATTAGTATTTCCTCTTATAGTTACGTGTCCTGTGCCTTTTGCTTCTATGTCAAAGTCTATGTTAGAATCGCCACCTGTTGCTGATATTTTAGGTGGATTACCAGTTGCTGCGTTTGTTACGTCAAACTGGTTAACTGCAGAACCTGTTGTTTGAAATATTATTTGTTCGTTACCGTTTTCATCACCAATAAAATGTGCGTCATCAATAAGAATATTAGCAGAGTTAGTATCTAAATCCCCTCCAAGTTGAGGAGACGTATCTTCAACAATATTAGACATTGTTCCTGCCGCCAAACCAGTAACCAATGCACTTCTTGTAATTTTTTTAAGTCCACCTCCTGAAGTGTCTACCGCTAGTAAAACATCGTCAGATGCTACACTTGTTATTGCTGATAAATCACCAACAGCTACAGAGTTAAAATTTGTTCCATCAGCTACAAGTATATTACCAGAAGTGTTTGTTGCCATAGTAATGTCGTCACCCGAAACTGTAAGATCTCCTGTAACAACAACATCACCACTAAATGTTGCTTTACCTGCAAGAGCCATGTCAATGTCAAGAGCAGTAATTGCACTAGAACCATCTGTTCCTTTAATTGCAAAGTTTTTATCTGCTACACTTACAGTAAGTTCAACATCACTTGAGTTGTTTGCAATGTCAAGTATAGATGTGCCATCATCTTTGAATGTTATATTAGCACCGCCTGCATCAAGAATAATATCTCCAGATGAATCTAAAGTAATATCTGTGCCGTCATTCGTAATTGTATCAAGAGCAAGAGAGCCAACGTTAGTAATGTTAGCATCACCAAAATCTAAAGCACCTGCAACAGTAAGAGTACCCGATACATCTACGTTACCATTTATATCTATTGTTGTGGCCGCAATCTGTATTTCTGTATCTGCAACAAGATCTAACTGTCCATCTGTGCTAGAGTTGATATATATTGCTGTGTCTCTAAATTGTATTTTTTCTGTAGATGCAACAAGTATGTCGTCACTAAATTCAAAATAATCTTCGTCTTCCATCCACTTTAAAACACCATCATTTGATTCTCCGTCAAATGTAATAGTTATGTCTGTTCCAGATGTTGCAGCCCCAAATGTAAGTGTGTTACTTAACAGTTTGCTTACAGGACCTCCTTCGTTGGCTGTGCCATCGTGAGTGTGTCCTGTGCTTGCTTGGAAAGCTGCTAATAATTGATCAAACTCGTCATTGGTATGTGCGGCCGTGATTGTATCACCATCCTCATACGTAGACTGTCTTGTGTATGTTGCCCCCATTTACCTTCTTGCTCCTAACTGATACTCTAATTGAAAACCTTTTAACGAGTAAGGTGCTGTACTGTTTGCTCCGTCTTCTACTCGTAGTGCTACCGCAAATCCTGATCCTTCTACTGCTTTTCTAACAATAGGTTGTGTAGGACCTCCATAAGAGGTTGTGTTGTAAACACCTGATCCGTATATTCCTGCAACATTTAAACTGTCTAAAGCGTAAGCTGCAGGTCGTGTTGAATTTTGTGCTTCGTAATCATATCTTACAAATAAATCTGCATCGATAGTTGATTCAGGTGCGTAGTTAATGTTAACTCTTTGCATATGTTTACGTATTCCGGGGTCGTTAAATGTAAGATCTGGACTTCTGTATTTTGCTCGTATAAGTTCCCCGTCAAAAGTGTCTCCCTGATCTTGCCTGTATATAATTCCATCAAAACTTCCATGCAAAGGTATTACGTCACCTTCATTTACTATTGTATCTGCACACGCAGGTCTAAGTCCTCGTAACTTTGAAAACTCAAATGCTTGTCCTTTCATTACACAAACAACACCAACTGTGCTTTTTTCACCACCACCTTCTTTTGAAAAGAAAATACGGTATTGTGTTTTGTCAGGAATTACAAGAGACGTAAACGATCCTGAATCAGATATATTTTCTCTAAATAAACTTTGTACATTAGAACTTATAGTACCCAATTCAACGTCACCAATTCTTGCAGTACCTGCAATAGTACGTAACCCATCAGGTCCAAGAAAGATAAGATCTCCTGCAAATTCTTGGATAGTGTCACCGTTTATACATCCTATATTTCTTGTTACAGGTACGATAGCAAAATCACTTAATGAACTACCCCCCAATTTAAATATTCTATTTTCACAAAATATAAATAAATTGTCACGGAAAACTTTAAGTCCTACAATATTGTCATCAACTTTAATACTGCCTGCCCCTGATCCTGAACTAAACGCATCTTCGTCAAATGGTTGGCTAAATACTAGTTCTTGTGGTGTACTAGACATGCCCGAATAAAACATGTGGCTTTTAAATGCTGCAACGTGTTTTGCACCTTCAACGCTACTTGCAGTTACATCAGTAGCACTAAGAGACGTATTAAATACTGTAGGGTCGTTGTTACCATCAACAACTATTATTTTATCATTACCATCAAAATTAAACTTTTCAAAAGAGTACTTAGTTGCACTAGTTCTACTACTATCTCTAGTTGTCCATGTTTCGGATACAACTGTTGTTGCAGAATGGTCTGCAGCCGTTGTGCTGTTGGCGGCCCGTGTTACACCTGTAAAAGTTGTTGCAGATTTTCCAGTGTATGTAAACTGTTCAGAATCTATAAATAACGTGCCACTCGATGAAAATGAAGTAGTAGATTTAACAACTATTGTGCCTGAACCTGTCATACCTGTGCCTGAAACTATTTTCGTAGTTAAAAGTGTAGATGCCGAACTAAATATATTTGTTCCTCGTGCTGCAAGAACATAATTATTAAATACAGTTGTCATCAATACTGGTTCTGTACTACTAGCAGTTTCTGGAACAGTCTGTCCTACGAACTTTTGAAAACCATTTATTCTTCTGTAACCACCTTCAATGTCAGGTTCAAAGTTTTCTAACTCAAGTGCTTGTCCGGGTTTCATTATAAAAGTTGATTGGTCAAGAACTAATCCACCTTCACAAACAAATGGAAATGCAGCGGTTTCGCTAAGATCAGCCACTTATACTGCCCTCATGTAATCTTTTCTATTTATTAATTCTATTCTCATGCGTTTAATACCATCTTCGTATTCTTTCAAAGCAAATTGTGCCGTCTGCACGTCTGAACGAAACATGTGTGTGTAGTATTTTGCACGAGATGTAATTACTGATTCAAA